ATGATACGATCCATTGATATAAAACAACTGATATTTCAAGTGCTACGGCCCAATTATGCCCTGACTAATGGTCTTCGCACAGAAAAGGGATATTGTTCTCCCCAATTAAATACCTTGTATCGATTTATATTAAGTCTGATATATCCGTTATTACCTACCCTGGAAAGCTGGGATCGAATCCGTCGTAAGTCGTATGCGATAGCAGCTTGTCAATACGGTCAGGCGCAAGTTTTAGGCATCCTCAACAAATATTATGGGCAGTACGGACAAATAAGCATCCAGGTCAATAGTGCAGATATGGTCTATTTTTATACTGCCGGAGAGGAGGGTGCTGTTCCTGTATATATATACTCTTATAATGATAACCTGATGAAGGACCCAACATTGGCTCACTTTCCCAAGTACGACCAATGGCATTCGAACGGTACTTACGTTTTCGAAGAATACGAAGGAAGGGAATGTATGACAGTAACCGCCAATAAAGGGCACGGTATATATTGGGCCAGCGCCGATTTTAGGGCAAAAACGGGAGTCGTATCTGGAGATTTCCTGACAGTATCAGCCGACGTATTTTGCGATACGGCACCGACGAAAATAAATTTGGGAAATGAGAATGAATTTGTAAATGTTCCTGTCGAGCAAGCTGGACGTTGGATAAGATTGTCGCATTCATACAAATACAATGACGGACCGATATGTATTTACTATCGGGGAGATGCCGGCAAAGCGGGATTCTGTAACGTCAGTATCGAAGCCGAGAATAAGGCAACAGAAACTGCTAATACCCCGACTTATTTTTATACGGAGGGGTCTTTGTTTGGCAACTCCACAACTGTTGTTATTCCCAAAGAACTGGCAGATAGCAATGATTATGATGATTTCATAGCCGATTTGAACGCTATGTTACTGTATGGCATCAAAGTGGAGCTAAAAATAATATAATATGGCTGTTTTTGAATATTTGACATCTGCACCTTCCGGGGGTAATCCCGTATATATTTCTGACCTTACAAAGTTTGCATCTTTGATTCGGGATTTGGGGGTCATAGCAACCCGGCATAATTCCTACAACGCATCTTCTAACAGTGTGGTGCAAGACATTGCCATTCTGTCTGGATTCGATACGGTTGGCAGTAATCAGGTAACGCCCGGATATATCTATTACAGGGGTGACATATACGGGTTCCGCACTGATAACAACCTGACACTTGGGGGTTATCTCATCGCAACAAAGACAAATACAACGCTTCGAACGACGAAAGAAGGGACGGATTTTTACGCCTATACCACTTGCGAACTCACCGTATCTGCCAGTGCGGGCGCATCCGGCACCACTGTGGGAGCTTTTACCGCTGCCAACATTGCCATCTGGAAAACTTTCACCCCGACATCCGAGGGCCTCACCATACCGGCGGGCTTCATCACGAATACGATGCTGGGCAATAAGGTCGTAAAAGGAGATAATATTGCGGACAGTACGATCCAGAATAGGAGTATGGCAGCAAATAGCATCGGTACCTCCCAGCTTCAGGATGGAGCGGTAGCAACTGATAATATTGCAGACAAATCAGTTGTATTCAGTAAATTAGGGTCAGATGCCGTTAGTCGAATATCCCATGCAGCCCCGTCTTTCTTATCATATACGTTCCTTGACGGCAAATTAACCGTATATAAGGAATCTCACAGTAATATTTGGCATATAAAATATTCCAGCCCCACAGCTGTTGCCCCAACAAATAATGCTTCTATGGTGCTTGGGTCTATAATAGGTCCGGGATCGACGGAGTTTCTTGCAATGATTCAGCGTAATTATCCGCAGGGTTATATGTCATCGATATTTACATCCGCCTCCAATTATTTGTTCAAAGTCCAAATAGGTTCGAATGGAATTGTCAATGCCTTATTTCATTTTGCAAAACCACCTATAACGTCCAATACTCCCGGTATAGAAATGCACGATACGATTATTGGGGTATGAAAAAAAGAGGGGTTTAACTCCCCTCTTTTTGTTTCAGCACCTCCGCGATTAAATCCATACAGCCTGCGGTTCCGAAGCGCGATAACTCTTCCCGGGTTGCCGGAGGTGTGAACCGCAGGACACTCCAGCCCAACGATGTTGCCGAATTATATTTCTCCATGTCTTTGACCATTCCCAGAGGTCTGTTATGACGCCCGAAAGCGAAGATATTGCCTTCGATCTCCACTGCAACCTTATGCTGCGGACACGCATAGTCGAATCGCCACAACCTTTTGGGATGGAAGCGGTACTCCCGAACCCAATCACTTCCGGTCGTTCGATTTAGAACTTGCTGTATTATGTCTTTCCCGTTGTCTGCTTGTCGGTTCCCGTTTGGTTTCTGTACCTGCCGACGAGCCATTTGAATTGTAGTAATATTTGCGGTCTTTCGTTTCGCGTGTCGTGCCTGCGACCTTTCCCTTCGAATCCTTGATTATTTCCCGATCCCCTGTTTTGTGGACGGTGTACTTCACGCGTCCGGAAGCGTCTTTGACAACGCGCGTCTCATTCGGATTTTGAGCGCAGCAAAGCGCTGTGGCCGCAAATACGGCAAAAAGGGTAAAAATAATTCGTTTCATAGTCTATTCCAATGTTTGCGAGCAAAACATCCGCTCGTGTTTCAGTCTTGAAGAAATAGCCGTTAAATCGTTCTCTACGGAGGGATCATAAATACCGGCCCGCACGGTGTCGTTGATGAATCGGATGATCTCACCCAGTTCACGGTCCGTGTCCGCTACCATATTCCGCCAGTCCACAACGCTTAACTGCTCCTCGCACATCGAATGCCGCAGAAACTGTGAGGGCGCATGAAAGGGGACATCCCCAGCCTGTACAATCAATTCCCCGACCGTATCGCTTGCCTCTTTCAAAACATCGTATATTTGATCGAACTGCAAATGCCACGAGCGGAATTTCTCTCCTTTCAGTGTCCAGTGGCGCCCTTTGACGTTGGTTTTGACAATTTCGAGCGTACAGAGCAACTTTTGTAATTCCTCGGTCATATTTCGTTATATTTAATACGGGTAATCATCTTCATTTATTGCGCTGGCGTGTCCGGTGGACGGGGCTTCTGATTTCAGTTTGGCCCTCCGCCCACTGCCGCAGAAGATGGTGGGCGCTTTTGCGTCGAACTCTTCTTTAGTTTTACGAACAACGACAAAATGGCTGTTCCCATACTGATCTACGCCTCCTTTGACGGCAATGACCGACAAATTAACAACCATTCCCACCTTGCCGTCCTGACGCGCAACTTCCCTGATTCTATCGCGTGGAATTTTGTCTAATCGCAGGACAATATTGATAATTTCACTCATAAATTGATGGTTATTATGAAACAAAGATAGGTTTATCCGTAGTAATTCAAAACAGGTTGCCTGTCCGTTCGATTTCATTTTCCAGAATCTCTTCCGCCTTGCGTATGTCCCGCTGCAACTCCTCCAGCCGGGTGATCTGTTCTTCACTCATGCGTGGACACCCCGAGAGCCAGCTGCTGTAATTGGGCGTACTAATTTTGCCGCAGGCGATACTCCCCACCCGCAGACAGTAATCGTAATACTTTACAAACTCATCTTCCGGAGCGTCCCGGTCTATGTCGGTGATGATGTCATCCATCCCAACTATATAGTCCGCGCATTCGGTGATCCCGCCGACATCGCCGCCGACCCAGCTCCGCGTAGCATCCTCATAATCATAGCCGTGTTTCTCGCAAAAAGCCTGCAAATAGGCGTTGCAGGCTTTTTCGTAGTCTGATTTGAGTTTCGTGTTCATAGATATTCTTGGTTAGTCAAAATGCACAGAGCATCTTACTCATTTTCGTGAATCGGCCGCCAGCCGATAATCTTATGACCAATACCAGCCCATCCGGGATACACATATATCCACCATTCAGAACGGTCATATTTAACAGTGACAAATGGAAGTTTCTTATCAGAGGTTTTACACAACACGAGTTGTCCATTTTGCGGCAGCTCCTCTTTCGGATCACGCCAGCGGGTCAATTCCTCATATTCGAAATTAGCGCCAACAACACAGGCGGATGTAACGATATTTTCAAAAGTTACATGGTCTTCATTGAATTGATCAAGTTCGACCCAGGCATTGGCCACATATTCTTGTATTCTTTCCTCAATTGTTTTCATTTCTCATTGTTTTTGAAATATTCGACGATCTCCTCGACTGTAGCCTTGCGGTAATAACCTGATGGTACATCTACAAAAGAATCGAATCGCGTATGTTCGTTAAAAATAAGCCGTCTAACCCCATTTTTACTCTCATTAGTCGGATATTCCGTATATGAGTACCATTGCTCCTGATCGTTCTCGTTGTTCATCGCCGCCAGCGCCCTGAACAGCTCGATGTTGGTGCCGCAGTCTATGCAATTCAAGGCGGTGAATGTTTGTGCGTCATGAGCCACGCCGACACAATAAGTGTCACATATTACCTTATCGCCTAATCTCTCTTCTTGTGGGGGATAAATATATTCATAGCCAATATGCATACACCACTCGATCACATCTTTTCGCTTCTCCGCATCCTCGACGCGGACAAAGCAAGGGGTTGTGAATTTCATTCCTCGTTCAGTCTTTGTTTGAATGCGTTTAATGCACTACAATCGGGGCAATTTCCCCCATTACTTGTTTGTATTGAGTAAATTGGACAATCCTTGCAAAATGCTTCGATAGCTTTATTCCACATTCTTTCCTCGGCTTCCTGCTCGGCGAGTTCGGCTGTAGTAGTCATTGCCGTTCGAAGTTGCCATTTGGCGTGGTCGCTCATCTCTATTACAAGATGATTCAAGCATCCGTCAATAAATTCTTTTGCCTTTCTACTTTTCATAGTCCTTTTTCAATGCCTTAATCGTTTCCACAAAATCTTCCACTGTATGAGTAGGGGTTATCCCGAATCTACGACAAAAATCATCCTCTTCGTCATAGTCGCACAGCCAATATTCATAGTTATTCGCCAATATCGCCTTATGCCGAAGCCCGCAAATCAAAGGGGAGCCTCGTCGTAATCCAAGCGCATTCATTTTCATATGGAAATAAGGATCGCCGCTTTGATACAAGTACGGAGATCCCAAAAGCGCAACTCCAAACACTTCGCCTTTCATTGCTCGCCTCCTTTCAACAATTCGGGGTTGTCGGCCTTGCTTTTGTCGAAAAAGCGGATTCCGCCATTGATATACAGTGTGTCGATATTCATCCCCTGCTTCAACAAATCGTAGATTCCGGTTGTCGCTATCCCAATTGCAATGACGGAGATAGTAAGAATAACCAATATTACGCCCCATACAATCGAGCGATAGGGGGCCCCGTATATAATACCACGTAAAACAATTGTCAGTGTTCCAATAAGAAAACTTGTAAGTAAGCGTTTTTTCATTTCCTTTCGTATTCGTTTATCGTTTCAAAAATCTGCAATGCCACCTGCGGGACTATGGCGTTTCCGCAGGCTTTGACGGCTTCCCGGCGCCACCGAGGAAAGGCGATACCAGCCAATTCCCCGGGAAACCCATCATCTCCGCCACATACAGGGGGTTGAGTCGGGAACCCGTTCCAGTCCGGTATTCGTCGTTTTGCATCGCCTTCTTGGGTAGTCCGCCCTTGCGTATGCCCAGACTGGCCGGAAGCGTTACATTCTTCGCATCGTTCGCTGTCGGGGTCGGTAAAAGTCCGCTTACTGCCAGATCGTTCAACAGGGACATATATGTTAGACCCGATTTTCTCGTTTTGTATAGTCCGGTTACTTTTTGACCTCCGCGTGATGCGTCCGAGGCATGGGGTGTCGGAAGCAATACTGTCGGCATGAACTCCGTTCGACCGTTCACGCATCGTTTCAGTCCCTGCGTCTGCACGGTGGGCGACAAACCAGCATCTGTCCCGACGGTGGGGAGCGCCGACACCGCAAGCCGGAATAATGTACGGCTGCACCTCGTATCCTGCCGCCTCCAGGTCAGCGCACACCTGTTCGAAGACCAACCCTTCCGACCAATTAACGATTCCGTAAACGTTCTCGCCAACGACCCAGCGCGGTCGAACAGTCCGAATAACGTCGAGCATTGCGGGCCACAGGTAGCGATCATCCTCTGTTCCTTGTCGCTTTCCTGCGAGGCTGAACGGCTGGCACGGGAATCCACCGGTAAGCACGTCGATACGGTCTTTCCAAATGGTAAAATCTGCTGTTCGTATGTCTTCGTATTGCTTTGCATTGGGAAAGTGGTATTTGAGTATGGTTCGGCAAAAAGGATCGATCTCGCAGTTGAAAGCGTTCGTCCAGCCAGCCCACTCGGCGGCGAGGTCGAACCCTCCGATCCCACTGAATAGTGATGCGTGGGTCATAAGAGATCATCGGTTATCCCCGTTTCCGTCGATCACCTCGAAGGCGTTGAAATCCGCTTGTGTGTATTTTTTCATTTTCTTTAGTCCGTTAAATTCAATTCGATGATTCCGTCTATTTTGCAATCTTTTCCGCTTTTTTGTTGATAAGCGATTTGATAAACTCCGCAGCTTTGGCGTCTGTTACCGGGTGATCGCTGCCCATAGCCTCGGCTTGCCGTATCGTACGGTTCTCGCAGGCATTGCATCGATCCTCGAAATATGTCTGAAACCAACCGTATATGATCGATCCGTCTATTCGTCCGTACAGTTGTCCGTATTGCCCTCGTTTGGCATTGGTAAATACCAGGTTTACATCGGCAAGGTTCAACGCCCAGAAATCGTCCAAAATCATGTAGGCCGTTTCCGTTACCTGTGCGTCGTTCATCTTGGCTGAAATATTGAAAAACTCCTGTACATTGACGATCCAAAGTACCAGATATGCAGCCGTCCATTTTTCGCCGTATGTCGCTCGCAATACAGATAACACCGGCATTTGGGATTCGGCACAAGCCACGGCCGACTGCATACGGCGGCAGCTACTCTGTATTGCCGCCACTGAGTAGCGTTTCAAGAACTCCACGCTTGAAATCTTCGCTAACGCCGTTGTTGGCGGTTTTTTTGCTAATTCCGTTGTCATTGTAAACTTTGTTTTGCGGGCTGTTGATCGAATTTGTGAGCGTTTGCCTCCAGTTGATAGTCTTTGTGCGCTGCTTTCGCTTATGCTGCCATCCGGCTTCCGTTGCCCAGAAGTTTACGCAAGCCTTTTCGAGCGAGAGGGCAATGTTGAGATTCGGGTTGAAACGTTGTTGCGTCGAAATCCAAGCGTCATCCTGTAGGAGCGTCTTATAGGCCTTGCGTAACTCGTTTTTGTAAATCTCAAAATCATCACGCCACGTCAATATCCGAGCTTCTTCAATCCCTGCATCATCCTTGCGGAGCGTCTTACGGGATTTGCGTTTAGGATGATCGGATTCGGGGTTCTCGGTCCCCTCGCGCGCGCCTGCGTTATAGTCTTCTACCGGGTAAGAAATAATATTATCTCTCACAGATACTCCAGTATCTTCTACGCCAGTAGAAGTACTGGTAGTAATATACTCCTTATCCTCTCCTTTTATAGTCACTGATCGTTCAGTGATCGTTCCGTGATTATTCACTGATCGTTCCGTGATTTCATTTAATGCACTGTCTAACAATTCTTTACGTATATTTACATCCTCCAGATTAGGTCTGTTGATTACTTGATGACGGGAAAAGGTTGGCAGATAATAGAATCTTTCCGACTTAACGGAAAGCAGACTAATAAATCCGGTTTCTTCGAGCATCTTCAACCAGCCTTCGAATTGCTGGAGTTGTATTTTGTCGTAAGGGAATATTTTAGACTTCAGCCAAACGGGGTCGGCTATTACTACGCCCAAATCATCGGCAAAATTCCAAAGTCCGATGTAAAGCAGCCTGGCATCGCGCGATAAGCGGCCGATCTTCAGATCATCCCAAAATTGTGGTTTTATGGTTCTGATTCTGGCCATACCATAGCGTTATTGGTTGTTGATCATTGTCTTCTTTTAGCATATTCTGCAATACATAGACAAGGTCTTTTGCCATTTCGGGCGTTAAAAAAAACATATGTTCTCTCCAGTCATTAAGTTCAAATTTTTGGGAGATCATGATCATATTATAAGGTTTATTAACTGATATTTCACATTCTTTATGTCTGCGATCTCTGATTACATATTTTATAGCCATTGTCATGCTTGTTTTTATTTTTTGTAACCGTGTTTTTTCAATAACCGTTCAATAACCGGCAAGGGGTTCGGAATACATCCGACCATTTTGCGGGGTTTGTTATCCGTCGTCATTCTTCGGCGTTGTATAAACTCATAGGATTTGCGGCAGCCATTCCATACGGCGCGTATCTTTACGCTCCCCGGAGTGCGATTCAACAAGCAACCTATATATTCGTTGTCGTTATCGGGATAGAGTTCTTTCAATGTTTCCAATTCCTTTTCCGACCACGGGGGATATGTCTTTCTTGTCGTCATACTTGGAGATTATTTAGGGAGTGGATGCCCGCTGTTGCCGTGCCAGGAGCGCCATTCTGGACGTTATCTCCTGTTTGTATTTCACGGCTGCCAGCACTGCCTCCCTAATACGGTCGATGTACTCTTCATCTCGTGGGATGCGGAGAATCTTGACGGCCAGCAGCGAGTTGGCGCACCGGGGATCATAGCTTACGAAGTCGCACCATCGTCGTCCCGTCGCAAGGTAGTTACCTTGTATCTGGGCGTAATATTCGGGCTTCTCGCGTCGCAGATCGTCCGGGGTAGCCATAGCCAGATACCGGGCGTGTACGGACGAATTGTAGGGGCATTTTATTTCGATGAAACCGTCTTCCCCGACCAACCCGTCAGGACTTCCGCCGAAAGAGGGCAAATCCTCGCAGACGAAGAATCCGCAGGTCTGGACATCGACGCTCATAATCGTCGAATAGGCCAGCCGTGCCGTATCTTCGTGCTCGCGTCCCCATTCTATTTCTCTGGTGTTGAGTTCCCGGTATTCCAAACAGCCCCCGGCCGTGATGCGATCGGCGATCTTGTCGAACACATAAGCGACGGCCGTCTTGGTCAGTTCTCCGGGCCGTGCCCGTGCTCCGGGAATCAGCTTATGCACTTCGGAGGAAGTGAATCGATGCAGACGCGCTTCATACCATTCCGGAGTTCCTTGTTCGAAATAGCGGGAATCGGTCATCGCTTCGCGCTTTTGGTGTCGAACAGATTAACTTCGGCCTCGACCGTCGCATCCTCGACCGCGTTTTTCGTAATCCCGATCTTCTGCATCAGGTCGTCGGCCTCCTGTTCGGTGATCTGACCGCCGATAAACGCTTCACTGATCGCTTCGCGGCTCGTAAGCGTCGCTTTGTCCACGCTTTCGGGAATTGCCGCCGTTTCCTCGTTATCGATGTAACGTACCGAGTTGTTTTCGCCCAGCACGCCCTGATCGAATTTCGCAGCGTCCTGCATCTCTACGGACATCGGGGCGAATTTTGACAGTAACTGTTTCAGCACGGTCTTACGCGCCATCGCATCGAAATCCGTAGTCCATTTACTACCGGCCCGGATGTAGTCCTTCTTTGATCCATAGGTTTGGCTGTACCGGCTCGCGTGTGCTTCGAGCTTCTCGCAGCTCATATAAAGCATCTTCTCGAAGCCATTAGTCAGTTTGAAATAACCCACATATCCGATCGTGCGGAGAGCGTCCCGATTCTCGGCCTTTTTGAACGTGATTTCACCCGTGATGAGGTTTTCATCCACGATCTCGCCCTCCTTGACCTCCGAAACATTCAGTGTTTTGAACTGCCCGCTGCGGATGGCCAGCTGGATAAATCCCTTCGCCCCGATCTGGAACTGGGCGTCGGTGCGCCCCTCCCGGTTGTTTTTGTAGGGGATGACATAGGCGAAACCCAGGTTGGGATCGAGAGGCAGGTCGAGGGCCGTAGCCTTGATCGCGGCGAACATCACGCCCATAGGCTCGCACTCCTGCAATGCCTTGTTGTTGGCGACGAGTGCCGTGAGGTTGCTTACGAAGCTGTCTTTCTTGGCTCCCAGGACGCTCGTCAGATAATTCTGGGTGCGTTCGCTGGTAATTTGACGGTTGAACAGCGTCAATCCCGTTGCTTGTTGTTCCATAATATTTACTGTTTTTGATTGATATATACTACGCGAGAAGAATATTTCCGGGGATCGAAAGGCCGCATCATATAATTGATATGATTGCGTATGTCGGCAGCCGAAAGTTTTCGGGACCATTCCCCGTCAGATACGATATGATTCGGATCAGCGATTTCGTAAATCTCGATTCTCGTTTTCATACATCAGTATTTTTCAGTTTTTTCTGTCAAACTTCCTCTCGACCAGATCGCATAAATCCAGGTACATTGCATCGGCATTCTCCGCCTTCACTCTCTCCCGGAACCCCGCTATATCCGACAGCCAGCAGCCGCAACGGACATAAATGCC